AAAAAGCGACCATTTCTGATCGCTCTTTAGTGCAATTAAAAAAAATAAATTTATTCCTCTACATCTATCTCACTATACTTTTTAATAAAGTTTCCTTCTAAATCAATAATTGTATATCCGTGATCTTTTAAAAGGTATATCGCTTCTTTTATTTCTTTTACTTTTATTTGTATTCTACCTTCATTGTGTAGTCTACTTTCTATTGGGTTGGGTGTGTGTGACATATTATTTTATTTTAATTTCGTTTTGTAATAATTCTATTGTTTTATAAATAAAGTTTTCTTTTTGTTTTTTTGTTTCTTGTTTTCTTTCAACTCTTATCCAAAAGTATTTATCTTGTTTTGTAAACATATCTTTTAATAAAACACCAAATTGTCTCATTCTTGTCATATTTGTATAGTTAATATTATAGTTATTAGTAAAGCAACTGCATAAAAGCTGATAAGCCATTTCCAGTTGTTTGGGTCTTGTTGTAAAAACTTCTTTATCATTTTAGTGTCCATAATAGGGGTTTGTTTGATACAAAGGTTTACCATTCCAAGGATAAGCATTATAATAACTACTTATCTTTATTCTTGGTTCTTTATCTTCTTTATAATATTTTACTCTTGCTTTCCATTGTCTTTCAGTATTAACTAAATAAGGTACAACAGCATCTTGAGTCTCGTTGCTTTTTTCTTCTACAAGTTTATTTTCTAAAGCACATAACATAACACTTGCTTTGCCTACTTTTTTTACTACCCTGTAAAAGTCTATATTGGTTTGTTCGTAACCCCAAGAGGAGTAAAATACATCTCCCTCTTTTATTAATCTATTGTCGTAAAAATAATTTGATTTTCTCATTTTGTTTTGTTTTAAGTTATACTTTGTTTTTTAGAAGTCATCGATAAATCTTGGAATTGGCTTTTCATTTAAAGTAAATCTTTTTAAGATTTTTAAATCTTCAGTAGATTCATCTTTTAATTCTTCTTTTGTAAAACAGCTTTTGCTGCTTAATTCTTGTATTAGTTTTTCTCTTAGTTTCATTTTGTTTTGTTTTATTGTTTATTCGAATATCTGCCTTTTATTTTAATTAGACAAATTTTTTTTACCTTATTGCATACCTACCAAAGTTAGGTCTTGACAATATAGAATAAGTAGCATAACGAACAGCATCAGTAATATGGTTGTTTTTATCCTCAGGTATGTTAGTTAGCTTTCCTGTTCTATCTTCTTTCCACTTGTAGTTTCTAAACTCTTGTATTGCATTATTAGAATCGCTAGTAATATGTATTTTATATCGTTTTAATAAATCTATTCCTGCATTAATAGAGTCTTTGCCTTTTAGACTTGGTCTAATATTCCAACCCATTCTGCGCAGTTCATCTATTAATCTTGGCTCAGCACTATCAAAATATATTTGTTCTCTTGTAATTCCTACTTCTTTAAACTTATTGTGTATGTCTAAAGTTGTCATCATAGTTTGATACAAATGTTCTTTTATATATAAATCGTAACCTTTTAAGTAAACACTCACTAGTGTTGAAGGGTCATTCGAATATCCTGCATCTGCTCCATATGCTATAAACTTAGCATCCTCAGGTATATTTTTACATTCAAAGTATTTAAATATGGTAGATTTGTTTATACCTTTTAAACCTAATCCATATATTTGCCAATATTGTTCGTCTGTATCTTTTAATCTTTCTATTTCATCTTTTATTGTTTGCTCTAAAAAAGGATTGTCTGTGTAGTTAGTTCTATGAAACTCGCAATCTTCCCTTGGTATTATATTATCATAAATCCAATGATACTCGTCAGATGGGTTGTAGTCTAATATAATCTTGTCTTGTGTACGAAATATAAGCTGCTGCCAATCTTCCCAAAACAACTCATTTGCTTCATTTATAAATAACAGATCTCTTTTACGACCACGTACCTTTTGTGGCATATCTAAACTTATAAACTCTACTAAGTTTCCAAATAGCTTATATTCTGAGTTTGATTTATTGTGAAACTCCTCATTATATAAATTTGTATGTTTTAATATTCCTACAAAGTCTCGCATTACAGATGCTCTAAGACTTGGAAAAGTTTTACGACATATTGTTATGGTTTTACCTTTGTTTTGGTCGCAGTAAATAAAAATAATATAAAGAAGTATATTATATGTTTTGCCTGACCTTGTACCACCTTGCTGAACAATTATTTTCTTTTTGCTTTTTCGTAGGTGGTTAAAAACGACATTAGTCTGTATCTTCTGTTTTATCAATTATTTCTATTTGGAAATTATTAGGCATACCATCTACGCCAGTTATTTCTTGTCTTTCGACATAACCTCTTTTTTTACCTTTTGTTTTTAAATAAAATATTGTTGCTGATGTATTACCATCTATTATTTGTTTATGTAATTGGCTTTCTGCCATATCTAAAGCTACGCTTTGTAATTCATCTACATTTTTTCTAAACACATCATCATTATTGTACCAGTCGTAATACGTAGTTCTACCAACGCCTACATTTTTACAAGCTGTTGTTACAACTCCTAATGATTTTTCTAACGCTTCTATTAATGCCTTTTTTATGTGTTCGGTTTTGTTCATTTCTTAATAAGTTTTATTATATGTTTTATAATTATTTTAGTATCCTCTATATTATTATTATCGAATAAAGTTACTACATTTTTGTCAACAATGTTTTTTATTTTAGTTTGTTTAGCTTTTTTAAACTTTTGTGTTTGTGTGTCTTGTCTGTCTATGTGTCTTTGTTTTATTATATTTTGTTGTGTTTGTAACACTATTTTTTCGCATCTTACTTTGTCAAATAAGCTTTGATTAAAAAGCCTATCACCTTCAAAAATTATAATTCCTTTTTTTATTTTTTTTGTAAGTTCTATAAAGCAAGGTTGCACTGCCATACTTAATCTATCTGTACCACTAAATAATTCGTTGTTGTATATTCCTATTATATATAGATTGTGTTTCTTGTTGTATAGACCTTGTACTAATTTATATTTAAAGGTTGTTAGTGGCATATACCTTTTTATAATTTGTCGCATAAGTGTAGTTTTACCACTTGCTGGTACACCTCCTATTGCTATAATTCTTTCAGCCATTTTTTGTTATATGTTTCTTTTCTAAAATCCCATAGCACACCCCAATCTACACCATTGTTTACATTTGTTTGCATCTTTTCTATTTCTTTACGTTGTCTTTCTATGTAGTAACCTATATATCTTTTTCCTTTTTTATATTTCTTATATGCGCAAAGTGTAGTTTCTATATTCCAAATATTTTTATGTTCAATATTAAGTTCTTGTATCTTATCTTTAAGTACCGCAAATTGATATTGTAAATAATTTATTTGTTGTTTAGTTAATCTTTTATCTTTTCCGTGTGTATCAAGTTCATATTTGTTTAAATGGTACACAAGACCATTCCTGCAACTTTCTGCATTTTTAAGATCAAGATACGTAGGCTCAAAATCATAGTCTGTTAATACATAAACCATTTCAAGATAAATAAACATAGTGAATCTTCCAAAGTTTCTTATTTGTGAAAGTGTTGTGTAACAATTATCATATGTATATTGTTTAGTGGGTTGTTTAAGTGATTTAAAAAAATTCTCTTGTGTT